CGTGGGCTGAATGACGTAGTGGTAGGCGAACGCTGTGGCGCACACCCAACCAACTGCTGGACGCCAGCCGGCCACGAACCAGTTCGTGCTCTTGGCCTCTTCCTTGTTGATCTCCAGCTGCCCCAGGATGCCTTGCCAATCTTGCTTGGCGAGTTCGAGGGTAACTTGGGCCTCAAGCTTGGCTCGCTCCTCTTCCGACATTTTCTCGGCGGGGAGAATGCGCTTGAGGATGGTGTTCACCACTTCAGCGATTGGGCCGATCAGTAAATTCCACATTAGGCACCCTTCCGCTCAACGCAGTCGTCAATGACGCCCTGGAAGCCAGCGGCTTTCAGGCTCTCAACGATCTCTTCTCGATAAGCGGAGCAGCTCATTTGGTTCCTGAAGGGTCCCACCGTGGTGGTGGCCTTGATTCCAGGTCCAACGCTCGCCCGCATAGAGAAAAACCATCCAATGAAAAACAATACTGCTACGTGCTTTTTCATTTCCCTGCCTTTTCCGTTTTTTGTGGTGTGTTCTGCGCGACTACCATCTGAAGCTGCATCTTCTGCATCTCCATCTGGATCTTCTCCATCTCTAGCTGATGCTTCGCTGCCATCTCCTCCATTTTCATGCGATGCTCTTCTTGCTTCAGCTGAGCATCCATCTGTGCCTGCTCCATTTCGAGCTGCACACGCTGTTGCTCACCCTGGCCGCTGCTCTTCATCTGCTCTTTCGCCAATTCAGTGGCGGACTTCGCCGCCTGCACTGTTTGGGGATTGATTTGCATGACGGCATCGGCAATTTCAGGCTTGCCAGCGAGTTGCCACACGCCGGCACGCTCTACAGGCTCAAGCATATCGAGATTGGCCTGCAAATTGAGCTTAGGCTGTACAGGCGGCGGGCCTTGCGGCTCGCTGAGCACCTTGAGAAGCCCCTCTTTGTTGCGGATACGCGAAGCTTTGAGCAATTCGGCGGTGTAGGGAGCCGGGAACTGCAAGAGCTGCGGGAGAGTTTCCATCAGAATGCGGAAATGCTCGTCCTGCGTGCTTGGATCGTCCTCGAACTCTGTCACCACTGCGTCGTAGAGCCCGTTTTTGATCTGCGCCATCTGGTCGGCGTTGATGCCCACCTGCTTGGCGGCGTTCTCGTCATCCGTGATTAGGAAAATCTTCTCGCCCGTGTAGTATTTCTGCACGAAGTCGAGGGCTACACGCGCAAAGATCTTCCGTGTGCGCCGGATGTTGTCGAAGAGAGTCGCAACCGGCTTGCTTGCTTCAGCATATTTCTGCTGCAAGCCTTTGCCGGAGCGGATTTCACCTGTCTGCTGCCCCATGCGCTGATCCATCCCGACAATGCTGTAGAGATCGGCCTGCGCCCGTTGGTGCATATTGAACTGCGAAGCGGCCAATTCAAGGTTTTCCTTGAACTGGAAGCGTTGCTGCGAGAGCGCACCGTCACGAAGCTCGATGTTTCCATCCGGCTTCGCCTTTTCCTCCGCCAACCGCGCAGGATCGTCAACGGCGCTCTTCTCATAGATGGCCTGGTTGGTGTTGAGTAAGTGGAGAGCCTTAGATTCTCGCTTGTTAATTGCGTCCTGCATGGACAGTGCGAGTGTTATTAGGGAGTAAGGCTCCCCTGTCTTGCGCCGGTACGCGAAGTAGGGCACCAGCGAGAAGTATTTGTGGTCGGTTTCCTTGTGTTCAAGCAGCACGCCAGCGGCATAGACGCCCACGCACACCGTTGTCTTAAGCCGGCTGAGCATCTTGGCTTGAATGCCCTGCTCTTTGGCCTGCTTGAAGATCTCCTTGACCTTCCCGTCATCTTTCAGGGGGACGGATGTGCCGTTGGCGAGGAGCAAGAGGCGTTCGCGCTCCTGTCTCTTGTATTGCACTTCGATGATTCGGATGCGCTCGTTGTCCTTGTCGACATAGCGCTCGCCCTTGAAGTGATCCACGTTGGCAAGCTGCCCGGAGCTGGAGTCGAAAGGCGACAGTCCGCCCGCTCCCTTGATATCGGCTTCGGCCTGCGGATAAACTTCGCACGCTTCCGCGATGCTCCACCACCTAGCCCGCGCAATGAAACGAGCATCCTCGTTCCAATCGTAGCGCCGGCTATCGGGATCTGGGAACACGATTAGCGGATCTTCGTTTCGCACCTTGATCTGGGGCTGATCCATGTCATCGAAAGCGATGCTCACGTCAAGACAGCCCATCCCGGAGGTGAAGCCGTCCTCTGCCATATCGCGCTCTTCGAATTCGAGATCGTTGCTTTGGCGAATATGGCGGAATATGTCAGAGAGGATGTTGGCAATGGCTTCATCAGGCTCCTGGTTGAGCCCCACAAAGCCCACACGGAAGCGCTGGTTGACGAGATCGCCAACGAGCCTGTTCACCACCACGCTGATCTGGTTGTTCACCGTGTCAGGCTGATGGCGCTCTGCGAGAATTTTCTTCTCGGCTTCCGTCCACTGTTCTCCCTCTCGATACTTGAAGCACTCGATCATCTTGTCTCGGCCACGCTTCCAGGATGGATTATCCAGGGCGTAGGTGAACATCTTGTCGAGCTTGTCTACAAGCTTAGCTTTCTCGTCAGGAGAGAGATCTGATTCGGCGCTGAACTCCTTGTAGGATTCGTCCTCATCTTCATGGCCCTTCTCGCGGGCATCTTCTTCGTATGTCGGAGAATTCGTTGCTTGGGCCACAAGGATTCCTTTCGTTAAGCTGTGCGCCAGCTCTCTCGGCTGCGCTGTCGGGCCTTATCACGCGGGGGAGGCCGGCGTCTAATTTCGCTGGCACCATACCGCATGGTCATCATCAGGGCGTCTGCCCGGTTGGGGCTCTCGACACCGCGCCGCTTGAGATCGGCCTTGCTCTCCACCTTGATGATGCCTGTGCTATCATCGTAGTGAGGAGCGTTTAAGTCGCCTTTAAGGATTGGGTCATCAGGAATGCTGAGATGGCCGCGCTCGAACTCTTCGCGCAGGGTCCACCACAGCTCGTCGCGCAGCCTATGGAAGCGGTCGGGCTGATAGGCATGCTCGCTGACGTTCACCTGCACCACGTCCACATTCATGTGCTTGACGCGGCGCTCGATCTCACCCATGACGCCCCACCCCCATCCGATCGGATCGCCAAAGAACACTGTAGGCGGCTGAGCCAGCGTTTCACGCACAGCCCAATCGACCACCTTCGTGCTCTCGTTGTATCCCTTCGCTTCGAGGCTCAACACGCGGGGGCCGAGCTTCTTTAGGAGTATCGAATCATCTCCCCCGGCTCCAACGTCGAGACTGTAAATGAGCTTATCGTCCGAGAGGGGCTCCAGCTCTCTATCAACTGCTTCTTCGATCCAATCCCAGGGAATAACTTCATTCTCTCCAGACAGTGGAGGCAATCCCAAGACACGAATGCGAAATGAGTTTGACTCTCTTCCGTACTTTCTTTCGAGTCGATCAATACTTTCTTTTGTGACAAGTTCCGATTCCTCACTGTTCCAGCGGAACGTCACCCATTGATCGCGTTCCTTGAATTGCGTGTCGTATGCAAAGCCTTTGCCCTTTGTGGGGTTGAAGGTCAATAAGCAGAGGTTGCATTTACGTGTGAGAGTGGCTTCGAGCGGTCGGAATACAGGATCGGGCACGCCCGTAGCTTCGTCGCCAACGATAAGCACGAAGTCTTCGTGGATACCCGCGAGGGTTTCTGCTTGCTCATCTGCACTATTGCGCGGATTTGCCGTGCGTGCCGATATGAACCACTGCTGACCATTGCACTCCTTCAGGAAGAACTTGTCGCTCTGCCACACAAACCATTCTTTGATCTTGCTCTTCTGATGCCACTTCGCCAGCTCCGACCACAAGTTGTCTCGCAGCTGGCGTGCTGACGGCGACACCGCCACGCATTTGGGATAAGGGAACACGCTCAAAAACCAGAGCACGAGCACAGCGGCGAGAGCGCCTTTGCCTGTGCCGACACCGGACATGATGCTCATGCCGAACTTGCGCGAGAGAGCCCTGAGCTTCTCGCTGTGCTTCCCATTCGGATTGCTATTCACTTCAAGCTTCGCCCAACACAACTCCACGAAGGCTTTGGCGGCGACTAGCTGCTGACGTGTGAAGGTGAAATCGGGGAGCGTGTCTGCGACATACTTCTCGATATCCTTGCTCCACGCCAGTACGATGTCCGACTCGTCTGAACGGGCCATGATCCCTCTCTTGTTTGGAGCCCGAAGACGGATTCAAACCGCCGACCACATGCTTACAAGGCAAGTGCTCTACCAACTGAGCTATTCGGGCTTATTGGTGGACCGGGAGGGAGTTCAACCCTCGCTGTCTGCTTGCAGGGCAGACGTGCTCGCATTACACTACAGGCCCTTATCCGAAGATTTGCTTAAGATTCTTTTTCTTTTTCTTCTTGTGTTCCGGGAGCTTCTTGATACTGGGCGTCTTCGACGCCATCTCTCTCGCTATCGCCGGCTCCTTGGCGAACATGTAGCGCTGCTGCGCTTTGCTCTTGAATGGCATCTGTGCTCCCCTGTGGCTTCTGCGCTATGCTAGGGCCGTGGGCTTCCTCGATGATCTTGCGCAGGCTGAAGATGTTTTCTGTGCTCTTGCCTTCGATGAGCCGGCGTTGCTGGAAGCTCTTGTCCATGGTGGCGATAGCTTCGATTGGCGTCATCGTGGGAATGAGATCGTGAATGCGAGCCCGAGCGCTGATGTTCATCGCTGTGAGATCGATCAGCTCCTTGCTCTTGTACTCCTCCACGAGCTTCTGGAAAGCCGGGTCCGTGAACATTGGGCTCTCGCAGTATTTCCTGATGGTGTGTGGCGAGCGGCCCATGATCTCGCCCACTTGGTAGTTGCCGAGATTCAATTGCTTCAACGCCAACATCTGGGCTTGTTCTCGCTTTGTCGGGGGCACCCCTTTTTTCTTAGATCTCCCTGGCTTACGCAGCTTTGGCATGTTGTCCCCCTCACCCTATTGGCCCCAAACATGGAAGTTTTGGTCAAAGCTGTGGGCGAAAGAGGAGCTAAGTGCGCGGAGGAGCACAGGAAAGTTCTTTTTGTTCCACACGCATGAGAAAAGGCTCTAATATGGACCTCTGCCCACCCCACCCCTCGGGGCCACCCCGCTGCCGCCGCCTTGCAAAATCCATGCCAGATGCTTGGCACCGATCTTGCATGTCCGAGCATGGCACGGTTCTTGCATGCAACAACAAACACTAATGATATCAATGACTTAGCATGGCATGCATATTGCTTAAGAGATCGGCAAGCATACCATAACGTTCGATGTGGTACGGATATTGCATAGGGATATCACATAGTTAGCAGGGAAGAGCGCTCCAAAGCTTGAAATTGCTTTTGGCACGCCTCTTGCATAGTCAAGTTCTTTGTCTCTGACATGACATTGACACAAAGATTTGACAGATATGACAAAACGCGGAAGAGCGCTTGGAGCATCTTGGAGCGATTGAGCATTCCAGCGCAACGCTGCACTGGCATATCGATTGCTTTGTTACTGGCATAGGAGATTGAACAATATGGCAATGAAACTGTTAACGGAAGACAATGCAAAGACAAGCTTAGGTGAGTCTTACGGTTATCTTACGGGCATACTGTATCTTAACCCAAGAACAAACCGAGCAAAGCTTTGTCCCTATGCCAGCGAATCATGTTTCACGAATTGCTTAGTTGATAGCGGGTTAGGTCAAGTATATCCGAAGATCAATGCTGTAAGGGCACGCAAAACGATGGAGTTTTTGAGCAATCGTCAAGCTTTCATCGATACCTTGCGGCAAGATATCAAGGCCTTAATCCGAAGAGCAAAGCGATTGAATTTAATCCCTGCGATTCGCTTAAACGGCACAAGCGATATTCTATGGGAGAAATTGTCAAGCTTAATGGTTGAATTCTCGGAAGTTCAATTTTACGATTACACCAAAGTACCGCTACAGCATCGCGGACAGCTACCAAATTATCACCTAACATTCTCTTTCAGTGGTGACAATTGGCAAGCTTGTGAAGACGCAATGAATCGCGGAGTCAATGTTGCCGTGGTATTCGCCGGCGATATCCCTGACAGCTACAAAGGGCACGAAGTCATAGACGGCACCGAGCATGACTTGAGATTTCTTGACAAGAAAAACGTAATTGTAGGCCTTTGCATCAAAGGTAATGAAGCAAAAAAACGAGCAAAGCAGAACAGTGATTTTCTAGTGACTCTGTAGAGGAAAGACAATGAGCAAAAAGCTTGAAGACAAACTAGGTCACGATTATGAGTCATGCGACCATTGCGCCAATTGCGGAGCAGAGCAATTCGAAAGTGAAGCTTATTATCAGCTCTGTAGCCGAAGCTTTATCACTGAAGAGATAGTCGACAAAATAGGAGAATAAGACCATGGAAAAAATAGCAAAGTTCGAAATCTCGATTGACGAATATGGCAAAGCGCTTGCGAACGCTACGGACAGCGCTTACCTTGCGCATCTGGTTAACGATTACAAGATTATGCCAGATGGTAAAGTCATTGCTCGATGGAGCATTGACAAGTCACAAGATGATTGCTATATCATCAGGGACCGATTCGCGTTGTTTTCAAGCTTATAGGAGAGTCAAGCCATGCATAACACTGAATCTGACAACCTACGATTCAAAATCACTTTCACTGAAACTAACATTCGCTATCTGTTAGGTGAGACACCAGTGAATACAGCATTGATCGAGAGTCACCGGCAGTCAATCGCAGAGGCAAAGCAACGCCTAGCGATGTTGGAGCGCTTTCCATCGCTATCGCTTGTCGACGGTCATCTTGTCATTGGTGACAAGTCAATTGACAGCATTGACACTGACAGGGAAGACCAATTGGCAGCGGTACGGGAAGAGATGCTCGAAAATGCCATCGATGACGTTGGCACAGAAGATGCTTAATAACAAGTCAAAACATTAACGGGCTCAACGACAGATAGGAGAATCGCAGTCATGGAAGACAACAATAACAAAGCAAGGTTTATCAGTCACAAAGACACGGCAATCGTCACAATCGAGCAGCTGCGAGAAATCGCAACTCCGGGCTCGACACGCTATTGGCGTCCAGTGAGTCATGTTGAGCTAGTCGAAAGCATCAAGCTTGACTTGTCTTATCAGGGGCTCGAAGTCACGCGGGAGCAGTTCGCAGTCGGAAGCAATGGCAACAAGCTTTTCGGTGCCTTTGATTTAGCTGAACAGCTAGTGCCGGGAGTATCATCGGCAATCGGTTTTCGTCACAGCAATGACAAGAAAATTGCAATCCAGATCGTTGCCGGCGCTCGCGTCTTCGTTTGCGATAACATGGCATTGAGCGGCGATATCACCGTCTTGAAGCAAAAGCACACCTGGGGCTATTCGCTCCGTGATTTGATCCGTCGCGGGATGGATTCTTGGCGTAACAAGCAGTCAAATTTCGCCAATAGCATCGAACGCATGCAGAACACGTCGCTGTCGACGCATGAGGCACAGGCTTTGCTCGCTAAAAGCCTTTACGATGGCATACTTACGTTCCAAACCTTCAAGATCGCTTACGATATCTTCTTCGAACGGGCACAGCGTAACCCTGAGCAATATCCCGATTGCGCCCAGATGACAGCATGGGGCTTGCACAACGCGGTAACGCGGGCTCTGAAAGAGTCAACTCCCAATGTGGCTTTCAACTCCACCGTGGGCTTCAGCAAGGTGTTCGGAGCGTAACTACTGGAAAAGCTTAGGGATTGGGGGCTAAATGGCCCCTAGTCCCTGAGTGTAGGGAAAACCATACACATCGCGCTACGGCCAATTGTGTGGCTTTAAGGGGCTATTTTGAAGGGTTAGGGGCTTGGCCCCAGGAGAAAAGCGAAACTGAGGCACTAGCCGCAACCAAGGCCTGAAAAGCTATTACGTGGCAACCTGTGCGGGATTCGAGGGCATTATGAACGAATACGAGACACCAATTTGCAGATGGTGGGATCTTCAGCAAACTAGGGAGATCGAGCAGCGCACCGGGCTAAAGTTCACCGGGCATGCCAGGCTTGGGCTACGGGATAGCTTCAACTGGTACAGCTGCACTGATTGCGGCTTGGACTATCCCGACATGGGGAACGGTCCCCAGGCTAACGGTAAGGTGTTGGAGCGTTGTCTTTGCAAGGCGGAGGGCTAAGTCATGGTGAGCTATCGAATCATCGGATTGCCGGAAGGCTATCCGCTACAGTTCAAGAGCAAGGTGATTGATTTAGAGCAACACCCGGAGCTATGGGAAGCGGAAAGCCCCTACTCTGTCAACTGGCAGTATGCCATTATCGAACGCGAGGAGAACAGCAATGCTTAAGCACACTGACGATCTTTATCGCGGCTGCGCTCCGCACACTGAGCGCAACGATTGCGCTGTCCGGGCTCTTGTCTGCGCTGTCGGCATACCCTACAGTCAAGCATGGAGCGTGCTACAAGCTGAGGGACGCAAGCCAGGGCGCAAGACTAGCGTGACGCAGCTTGCCAATGCGATCCTGAACATCGCTCCCGATACAGTCACGCGATACCTGCGGCATAAGAGCATGACAGTCAAAGCTTTCGCTTTAGCGCATCCCGAGGGGCATTATCTCTGCATGTCCCGAGGGCACTACTTCGCAGTGACGCAGGGCTTAGTACATGATTGGCGCTCAAGACCACGAGCTAAAGTAATTTGGGCATGGAGGATGATATGAATAGCACAGAGTCAACAATGCAGCTCGAAGACTTCATCATGCTGCTCATAGCAGCTACGCCTGAGTGGAATGCTGCGAACAAGCTTGCAGCTGAGCTAGGAGCACCGATCTCCGCACAGATCACAGTCACGGATGCTCCTCGGAGCACAGGGAGTCAGCAATGAAGCTCCTCGAAGCTTTGCTCCTCGAAGCTATGAAGCACAGTCAAGCATTAGAGCTAAGGCGGTTGATCGAAGCTATTCTCTTGGTGCTGCAATGATCTACGTCTACGTGCTAGAATGCAAAGCACCAAGAACGTACTACGTAGGCTTAACAAAGTATCCTCGAAAGAGAATGCTTAAGCACATGAGAAAAGCTTGCAAGTTTACTAGGGAGCATGGAGTCAAGAGCATAGCTTGTGTACTTCCCTTTGAGACGGAAGAGCATGCATACCTAGCCGAGAACAGCATTACCTTAGCTCTTCATAGCTTAGGGCTCAACGTAGCAGGCGGCATGTGGGTAGAGCATCGAGCTTTGCTAAGCTCTATGTCACAGCTTTTTAATAAAGCTTTACCAAAGCATGATATGAGAAGCAACAAGAAGCTCCTAGAGAATCATTGCATGATTCTCTGAGCTAGAAGAAGCTAAGTATAGCAAAGCTTCTTTAAGCTATTAAGAGCTATTTATATGTCATTTGAGCATGAAGTGAGTAAGATCAAGCAGTTAGGAGTTAAAAATGCTTAAAGCTGAGGGCCAAGATCGTAAGTGCGGACGGTGCCGGCATAGCTACAAAGAGCATGATCGAAATGAGTGGATCAAGCCTTGCATGGAGTGCGATTGCGTCGACTTCCGATGGGAGCGTAGCCGGCACAAAATACAGGGGCTTGACAAAGCACGAGGGGAGGATTAGATTAGAGCCATGAACAGATCATTGATTCAGATAATTGCTGAGAGGCAAGTGAATATCATGGTGCAACCGGTTGACGAGGAGAGCGCGGTGCAATGCGCCGGCATAGCGGCGGAGTGCCAAGCGCTGGCGAATCACAAGCAGCTATCCGTGGTGCTCCTCGACCGTGGGGGCAATCGGCATGTCTTTTGGCCGCAGAGGGGGCTCAATGGCTAACGTGAAACAAGGCAATGCAACGCGGCCCCCGCAATGGTGGAAGCACCTGCGCAAGTGGAAGCGGATCTTTTGGAAAGCTGAGCGTAGCGCACAGAAGCGCTTGACGAAAGAGCGAGGGACAGAGTGATGGAATACTTCAACACAATACTGCAAGCTGCTGTATTTGCAGCGGAAGCCCACAAGGGCCAGGTGCGCAAATACACGGGCTTGCCCTACATCAACCATCCGATCTCGGTGGCCTCGCGTGTCGAAGCGGTACGCGGTGATTCGCAGATGATCATGGCAGCTCTGCTGCATGACACCCTCGAAGACACCAAGGCGACAGCATCGGATATCAAGCAGCTCTTCGGCGTGGTGGTGGCGAGCTACGTGATTGCGCTCTCCGACATGGAGCAAGGCAATCGCGCTGAGCGCAAAGCACAGTCACGCATACGGCTGGCAGCTGCGCCGGCTGAAGTGAAAACCATCAAGCTGGCGGATCTCCTCGACAACACGGAAGACATAACGCTGCACGATCCTAAGTTTGCCCGCGTGTACATGGCGGAGAAGGCAGCTCTGCTGCCGGCGCTGCAAGGCGGCAATGAGTTGCTGTGGAAACAAGCTGAAGCACAGATTGCGAGATACCATGCAAGCCTCTGAATTCATTGCGGAAAGGCTGAAGCGGCATCACACCCAGGCCTCGCTCGCCAAGGCCTTGGGCTACAGTGTGCGGCAAGTGCAGCGGTGGGAAGACGGAAGCTTCCCGATTCCCGAGTCAGTGAGTCAGCTGATTCGCTATGGCGTGGGCGATGCAAGGAGGATAAAGCGCAATGGAATCAACGGATTATAGCGTACAATTTGAAGCAGCGGTTGATAAGGCTGCGGACGCCGGCTTCATCGTGCATCGCAGCACCCCGCGTCATCTGCTGGTCGACCTGGACGATGGCAAGCAGCTGAATGATCTTGTCTTCGAGATCCTGCGCCGTCGATACGGTGCGAAGCTGGAGCACCTTTACACGTCGAAAGACGGCAAGGGCCACCATGCAATCATAAGCTTGCCGGTCGACTACGATCTGCCGGTGAGGGCTGCCTTTCAAGCGGCGCTCG